ACGAGCTAATTTATTACGTATAGTTGTTGCTTTTTGTAATTGTGTTGAGTAACGAGAAGATAAAACAGCAGCTTCTTTTATAAGCTTGTTTTGTTGCTGTAATTCAAAACGTTCTTTAACTAAAGCTCTATTTGTGCTTTCTGTGGCTAATGTTAATTTAGCCTGTGTGTTAATTAAGTTTTTCTCTAACCTGTCCTGTTCTTTTAATAATGCGTTTAATTGTTCTGTGTTTTCGTTAGTTTCTTTAAGAGCCTTATTAACCCCTTTAGGGGATTTAATACCAGAAAAATCAACTTCCCTTGATGCCTTTGATAAACTAACTACATCGCCTTTAAGCTCTTTTATTAAAAGTTGTAGTTTAGATATTTCATCTTGAAACTGTTTTACTATACTTAAATCGTTAGCCATTGTTTTTACTATTTATATTTTTAATCTCCTCCCAATATGCTAACCATGTAGTTACGCTATCTTCAAATATATTAGGTTTTACTCCTAATGCTTTATGTATCTTAACAGATTGACCTTGTAAACTTATATTTACACTCTTAATCTGTTCGTTATTCTTTTTTAAATCTTCTAACTCGTTTATTTTTCTTTTTAGCTTTGTTTTTGAGTTATTAAGAGCTTTTAAAACTCTATTTATTTCTTCTTCTATGTTTTTATTTAGATTGATTGGTAGTTTCCATAAACTAATTTCTTTTAACAAGGGTTTTATATCTTTTTTAGGCGTTTTAAGTAGATTATTCACTAAAACTGGATAGTATATCAATCTATTTTCCAACCATGTTATTTCACCTATCAATCTGTAATATCTTGAAGTTTCGCTATTAGCAGTTGATTCACAGTAATTATTGTATAGTATCTCCCATTGTTCTTTTATTTCTTCTGTAATTTCTCCTCTTTTTGACTCATACATGTATTTTAATTCCCCATTTATACACTTATCAAAGTTATATATAGGTATTATGTCTAAATCTGTGTAAATGTCGGTGTGTTCAATAACCATTCTATTAATTGTGGTAATACTATTTCTTCGTTAACTATCTTATTATTATCTACTGTGAATGTAAATATATCTTTTCCGTACTTTTCTATTAAATCTGGTGTTTTAGAGTCTCTAGAAAATACACCTATTGAGTTTTGGTCTGTATAAAGTAAATCAAAACCATCATAAAACTTCCCTTTGTTAAATAATGTAGTTCTATCTGTTGGCTGACCTTCTAATCTCTTTACAGCTACAGTAAAAGGCTTGTAAGCTATAAGCTTCTTTCCGTTTCCATCAATACCTTTATTGAAAAGCTGATCTTCTCTTATTAAATCAAGAATCCTTTCTTTTGATTTTAATACTATTCTCTCAGCCTGCTTTGGAACTTCTTGCTTTAACTTCTCTAACTCTTTTATTTTCTTATCTAAAAACATAAACCCCGCCCAATTAGGACAGGGCTATTTGTTTAATTAACGTATTATATTAAACTACTGTGATGCTTGCTTTATTAGAAACGTATAAACCGTCTCCAGAAACTTCTTTCACTCCGTTTATCTGTACATCTACTTTTTGACCTGCTGCTAATGCGGTTGTTGTAATAGTGTATGTTCCATCTGGTGATTCTGTTGCTACTGCTTCTGCTTCATCTGTTCCATTAATCGTTACTTTAAAGTCTCCAGAAGTAACTAATCCAGTAACAACATCTTTACGCCCTTTATCTAATACAACTTTAACCTGTACGCTTGTATCTGTGTCTGCCGGTACAACATTGTACGATACATAAGCTTGTATAATTGGTTCAATTAATCTAGGGTTAAAATCTAATGCGTCAAAAGCGAAAATAACCTTATTATCTTCTAACTCTATACTGTTAGCTAATTGAAACTCTAAAGATTGTTGAGCACCAACACCTGGACTCTGTAAAATAACCTTAGCTCTTTTAGTTCTTGAAGTAAGAAATCCTCTTGACTTTGTAGCGTCTGAACCTTCAGTCATTAATATATTTCCAGCTTCATCTACAAAACAAAATCTATTGTTGTATTGACCTTCTAACTTCCCTAATTGAACATTTAACCATAAATCTTGCAACCATACTGGAGAATATTTATACTTAGCTTCTCCCGCACTTGTTTCTGTGTTATCTGCTGTTGTAAATATCAAAGGGTCTGTTCCATTTTCTGGAAAATCTGTAATATTTTTAATAATAGATAAATTTCCCGCTAACTGCAAAGACTTAATATATGCCTCATCAAATTGTTGTGTTAAATCAAATTGGAAGTCCTGTGGAGTTCTCCAAATCTCTTTTATATTCTCTAAAGGCACTGAGCATCCTTTAGCCATGTTATAACCAGCTAAAACACCTCCGCAAACACCTTTATTTACTAATTCTAATCCTGTTGCCATTATATAATGTTGTTATTTTTATAAATTTTAATCTTGTCTTTTGGTACGTAAATAAAGTCTCCTTTATTATACTCCTTTTTAGACGTACCGTCTTTCTTTAAACCTATTTTACAAGGTCGTTTAACTATGTATTTTCGTTTAGTGGATTTTGCCATTTTATTTCGTTTATACAAAATTTATTATTAAACTCTATACTTATATCTATCCTTGTTGCATCCCACCTGTCTATTGTAACGTTCTCGTTTTTCTTTGAATAGTTAGGGTGCTTAAATATAGATATATCGCTGTCTGTTATTCTAGTAGTTGCTGATTTAGAAAATGCTTGTATAATGTAGTTTGTAAGTGGGTTTAAAACATGTTCGTAAGAACCTTTCCATCTTTGACCGTTATACAATTCTTTTCTGTCTTCAAGTTGAGCTATTACTAAAGATACTTTTTTCTCTGTTAAATCTTTACTGTTGCTATAAGTCTCTTCTGTTGGCAATAACCAAACTAAAGGATAGCATTGAGATTTAGATTTTTCGATGTACCTATTTATTTCTAACTCATTACCCCAGCTAAAAGTTAACTTCTTTGTAATATTGTCGTTAATCTTTATCTCTGGAATCTGACTAAAAAGAGCTGCCAACTTATCTTCAACTACTATCATATACCTAAGCTATTAGCACCATTATAACGCGTAAATTCATATCCTACAAAATCTGTCTCGTGGTCTTTCATGTAAGTTTCAAGTGTTACAAGTACATTTTTAGTTTGTTGGTTGTAATAATCAATACCTACTACATTACCGTAGCAATCTGTAAAGTATCTATGTTCATTTACTCCTACTTCATTTTGATACTTTTCTAAAAATATATACCAAGCATCTAAATATTTAGTAGTAGGCGAAAATGTATTTGCACCACTAGCATCTGATTTAATTGTTCCAGTAGTACTATAATAGCTTTCGTCATTTTCCATATACTTACAAAAAACATAAAAAGCGACCATACTATCTTGCATAAAACCTCTTAAACCATCAAACCTATAAGTTACACTATCTTTTACGTACTCATTTCCTTCAACTAGATTTTGCCATTTGATATCGGCGTTAGGTAAATCCAATAACGCCGATTCAAGTTCATTGTATAAAGTAATATTTAAGAACCCAATTGTAAACTCTCTTTCATACTTAGATATAAAATAATCTAATTCACTAACAGCACTAGGAACTCCCGCAATCTCAGTGTTTTGATTATTATTATTAGGTATAAACTTTTTACCTTTCTCGTAATATGTAGAGTCTGTTATTGGCATTTCTTATTTTTTTACTTTACTTCTTTAGCTATCTTTTGCTTTACTAATTGATCCCCAAAAGTTCTATGAGGATTAATTACCTGCCCTTTTTTATATAACTTAGTATCGTTTAATACCTCTAATTTAATTCTATCATTAAACTTAATCTTAACTTTTTCGTTAGCTAAGTTTTTTAATAACTTTTTTGAATCTACTGTTTTATTATCCATTTTTTCTATATTAAAATTATACTGAAGCGATTGCTGTTAATACCGTTGCTATATCATCATAAATGATAGAACCCGCGTCGCTGTCTTTTTTGTAAGAACCTAAGAAAGCTTCTAACTTACGAGAAACTAAATTTTTAGAGAAATCGTCATTTTCATAACCTTCGTCATACTCAACATTCTCAGCGATAACAATCTTATATTTCATCATGTCACCTAGTAAAATTTTATCAGCTGGCATTTTGTTCTCAAACTGCACTCTTACTTCTCCTACAGTATTTCCGTCTGGTGTTACAAATGGAGGCACAATATAATCTCCTTCAGTTGTTTTAATACCTTGCATCTTAGCTTTCAAAACTGTATTTAAAACGCAAGTTAATTGACCTTTAA